TAAATGATGGCGCTGCTCCTTTTTGTCTTAATACAATATCAGTTGCACCTTCACGTAAAGGTCTTGCTTGTAATCCGTTTTGTAACTCTTTTTTTTGTTCCTTTATTGCTTTTGTTGATAAGTTTGTTGAATCGTTAAACTTAATTTGTTCACCAATTACTTTAGAATATTGACTATCTAATAATTGTAAATTAGCATCAACTTCTTTTATAGCTTCTTCATTTTGTGATAATGCTTTATTTGTAATTTGAGCATTGTAATCAAAAACAGTCATAACACCACCAGCATTTTTTACCGCTGATTTAAATAATTGCCAAGTTGCAGTTGCATTACTAACATTATCCCTCATTTCCTTCAGATTGCTTATTTGCAACCTTGCTTTTTTTGCTTCTTCTTCAGCTATCAATGTAGCGAAAGCCTGTGCCATTGCTTTTCTTCTTAATGCTGCTGTAATTTCATCTACAACAAGACTTAAAGCCTTTCCATCTGTTATATCTAATTTTTGTAATTCTAAATTACCTTTATATGTATTTTTTAATTCACCTAATGCAGTTGTTCTTTCTTTTGTACTTCTTGTAACATCACCTACAATACCAACTAAAACATTTAATTTAGTTGATTCTGCTTCTGCTTCACCAACTCCTTTAGCAATAGCATCGTTTAATTTTGTTTGTGTTTTCTCTGCTTCCGTTGTTTGTGATGCAAATTCAGCTATTTTAGGACCAAATGCGACCAATATAGAAGATACTGCACCCAATGCTAAGCCTATACCTGCTGGACCCATTAAACCTGCTGCCATTTGCTTTAAAGCACCACCTGCACCACCAGCATCTTTACTTAATCTTTGGAATGATTCTAATAAAGGGTTTAAGTTATTCGCAATACCAATAAATCCATAAGGAGCATCTTGTGCAACCCTTGATAAGTTTGATAAAGCGTATGTTGCTTGATTGCTTGTACTTGGCAACGTTTTAAATGCAGTACCTAACTTTGTTGTTGCGGTTACTGTTTCTTGTATATTTTGAACCGCTTGTTTATTGTCAGCGGTTATCGTAATTTTTAACGTTTCTTGTGCCATTTTATTATTTTACTCCATACAACTTTAATGTCCTTGCCAATTGTTCTTGGGTTATTTTTGGCTTATCATCTTCAACTTCATCACTTGGCAAAGGAAAAAAACTTTTAATGCTTTTAGGACTTTTATCGGTTGTATTAGCTTTATAAATCAAATAACTAATCATCCTTGTTCGTTCCCATTCCTTTAACTGTTTATTATCATAAGCCCTTTTATACAACAAAAATTCTCGCCACGTCAATTGCCAAAACTCGTTAATCGTTAAGCCAACTTCAATAGCGAGAATAATTATTGAGTCCCAACTATAAAACCCTAATTTTTTTTTTCATCCGTGCCTTTCTCTGGCTTTAAATCTGGAGTCATTGAGTCTTGCATATATTTCATAAACTCGACTAATTGTCCATCTTTTGCCGATAACCCACCAACTTGGTCTATCCATTCGCACACATCAAATTCATCAAAGTCAATAGGCTTTTTAAGGCTCTTGCATCCACTTTCTGCTGCGGCTTGAACAATATGAACGATTGTATCTAAGTCATAAACCCCTCCAGATAAAACCTCAATTAGCTGCATTAGATTTTTATTCTCTAATTCGCAAAACCTTTTCATAGCCCAAGTTCCCCACTTTAAGTGGATTGTGTTGTTGTCAGTCTTTAATTCGTACATAGTTTTTTATTTATTATACAGTTTCAGTTTGTGTGATAGGAGGAACACTTACTACGAAAGTTGCAGTAAATTTAACATCATCTTTATCGTCAGCAGTTACACCGAAATCGCTAATAAACACTAATTGACCAGCACCACCATAAGTGATATCACCTGAAGATGGAACTGCTTTACCCATTTTAATTGCGAATAAAGTCTTAGCAGCGTGAGCAGCATATAATTGTTGGTAGCTATCTTTAGCTGGAGTACCTGTTTCATCAATCGCAAAACCTTCACACTCAAAAGATTGAGAAAAAGAAGGAGCTGGAGTGTACTCGTTACCACATTTAGATGTTGCATCTATTGTGTCATTAGTTGATGTTAATGAGTTAGATGTTAAACAAGCAACAGGCTTGAATGTTCCATCATTGTTTATGTCAGCTAAAAGAATATAATCTCTTGCGCTTACTTTTGTTTCTGGCATTTTATTTAATTTTAAATTTGTGTTATTATAATGTTATAAGTTATCAATACTCTAAAAACGTTATCTAAAGGATTTAAGCCGTCTAAGTTTCTTACACTTTCAACACTTAAACTTGATGCCGTGAATCCGTTTGCCAATGTAATATTGGTGTCTGAATTTATTGCCGTCAAGACTAAATTGCTTATAGTTTCAGCACGTTTATAACCAAAGTTAGCATTTTTTGTAATAATATCAACTACGATTGAAATACTATTTGTATATCCATTTTTGCCTTGGTCTTGTGTTGATGTCCTTCCAGTCATTACAATATACTCATTACCTGCACCCTCTGGAGCAAAACCATCGTAAACAACCAATCCACTTGCACTTGTCAAGTTGGTATAAAACCATTTCTTTATCTCTATATTAGGGTTAAGCATTTAACAATTTTTTTAGTCTTTGTATTAATTTTGGCTTTTCATTTTCATACGAAGGTATCAAAAAAGGTTGTGGTCTTATGTTTATAGTTCTTAATCCTCTACCTTTAAACATCATTGCCAAATCTTCATATCCTGCTGGTATGCTAACTTGACCACCTGTTCCAAATTCAATATAAGCCGAATATTTAGCTTTTGCTTCTACTGAGAATGTTAAATCACCAATAGGAACTAAAGACAGGTGCAAGTCGCTTTGCGCTACTTTGAATGGTTAAAGCAGATGCATTAATTTCATCCCCTACATCTTGCCTTAAATGTTTGTCCATTGTTTTCAAGGCATTTTTAACTTCCTTTATTCCTGTTAAATTAAGACCAAATGCCATTATCTATAAATTATTAACTCTAAAAACCTATTTTGGTTCTCAACGTTCTTAATAGAATGTATTGTGTATCTTGAACCTTCAACGTCAACCTCATAAGAATTGTTAATGTTAACCCCAAAACGAATGTAAAGCCTGTTTTTTTGGTCGAATTGTAATTCCGATTGGTCTATCTCACGAACTTGATTATCTGGTCTTAAATCACCCCAAACTGTGCTTTGTAGGGCAAATGTGGTAGTGAACCCACCTTGACCATCACTTACCCTTGTGGGAGCATAAATTCCAACTTGACGAGTCATCGTGTTGGCATCAACGTAGTTTGCTTTCGCTTTTCCTAACTTCATATTATAAAATTGGGCTTATTCTTGTCCATCTTTGACACGCTTTCCAAGTCTTTTCACAAATACCTGAATCACCATCTAACCCTCTATTTTCATAGTCATAAGAAATTTGGTCTAATATGGCTAATTTAAGGTCTTTAGGAATTGTTGTAGAACCAGCGAAATATGTAGCCTTTAGATTAGCATATCTTGGGAAACCCAATGTAGGATGTATTCCACCAATTAAATCATAATCTGGGCTTTCTATTTCTAACCCATCTTGACCCATATCATACAATTGAAATGTGTTGATATTTACTGGACCAAATGGTATTGGGAAATTGCCGCTTACATTGTTAAAAAATACAACTATTTCCTTTTGGATTAAACTCAATCCTGTGGCTACTTCAACCGCCTCTCTTGCAGAACTAATCATAATTTCAATTAGAGCATCTTCTGCGTTGGTTGTTACTCTTGCATAACTTTTAGCTTCTGCTAAGGTTACAGGCTCACAAGTAGAACCCAAAGGCATTGCACTAAAGTCATTTATATAATTAGAATAAGACATATCCTTTTTTTACAAAATTACTTAATTTATTCCAATAAAAAACCCCCACCGAATTGGTAGGGGTCATTATTTACTAAACCTTTAGAACTATACGTTACCTAAATCAGCAAAGATTGCAGAAGTAGTCAACATTAAGTTGATGTCTTCGTAACACTCAATACGAGCAGTTACCAAGTTCTTTTGGAAGTTTTCGCCATTCTCATAAGAGAACTCAATAGCTAAACCTTCAACTTCAACTCTTTCTAAGTAGCTGTTATCAAAGATTAATACTTTGTCATCTGTTACCCAAGATGCAGCAACAACTGGAACACCCCAGATTGTGATACCACCATTAGGGTTAACAATAACACTACCAGCACCAGCATAGTAACCAGCAGCGATAGTTGCTTTCAATAAACGAGCCATTTGAGTTTCAGATACTAATGCAAATGAAGCTACAAAGTTTGCTTGTTTTTGGTTTGCGATATAATCTACTAATTGTAACAAATCGTTAGTTTCAGCAGTTGTAGTTGAACCTGTTGCAGCACCAGATACAGTAGAGAAAAACGCAGCGTTCTCAGCCTTGAAGAAATCTCTTTGTAACATTCTTGGTAAAGTTTGAGTCATAAAAGGTAATGACTTCAACATTTGCTTAGAGAAAGTAGAGAAACCAGCAAGGTAATCGTTTACAACTTTAACTTCTGTTAAAGAGTAGTTGTTTTCACCTTTGTTAGAACCTTCAGTTTGAGCTGCGATGTTGTTAGTTAAACCAGCGTTCTCACGATAGTAAACATACAATCCGCTTTCGCTTCTTACTGTTGGGATTAAATCTCTAAAGTTTAAACTTTGAGAAGGTTGGATAGCTGGGTTAGGAGCATAAGTTGCTTGAGCATCACCAGTTAAGTTACCACTTAAAGTCATAGTCTTAACATCGCTTAAATCTAAACGATACTTACCATTGTTCTTTAATGACTTCTCCATTGCATCGAAGTTGCCATCTAATTTCTCCATAATAACTTGGTCGATGAATTTTACTTCTTTCTTCTCAGCTTTCTTTTGTGCAGCTAATTGACCATCGATTTGCTTTTGTAACTCATCTTTTACGACAGTTATTTGTGCAGACACTTCTTTGATTTGTGCTTCTGCGTTAGCTTGAAAACCTTTAAGGTTCTCAGCCATTTCATTGATTAAATTTTCCATTTTTACTTTTTAAATAGATTGTTAAATTGCTTAATTGCCTTTAATACTTCCTCATCATTCTTTTCTTCAACTTCTGGTGTCGGCTCAACTGCTTCTGCGGGTTGAGTGATTGTTTCAGTAATCTCCAAAGTTAATAACTCGGCTTGTATTTGTTTTATTTGAATCTCCATTAAAGCAAAGGTGTCGTCTGTGAAACTTCCACCTCTAAATGCCTTAATCAAGTTTTCTAATCTTATTGATAAAGATTCTTTAGTTTCTTTGATTTCACTCTTGAAACCCAATGTTGGTGTTTCTGGATTAGCACCCCAAAGAACCGCAGAACCTTCATATAGTTTTAATTCAGTAATTGTACGCACACCAGTCTTTTGGTTTACATCCGACTTTAACGTACTAAAACCAATTGAGTGTTGATTGATTAAACCTGCCTCATATAACTTGATTGCATCTTCGCCACATTCAGTTTCTATTAAGTCGGTAACCGCAACAAGCATATCGCCTTCAATGTACAATTCTTTAGGCTTACCCAAAGTATGTGCCATATCAGCTTTGTGGTCAACTAAAGACCAAA